CAACTGTTATATCAGATAAAAGAACAAAAGAAAATATATTGACATCTGACCTTGGATTAAATTTTATTAATAAATTAAACCCAGTTAAATATAATAAAATTGGTGGAGATAGAACACATTACGGATTAATTGCACAAGAGGTAAAGTCTGTCTTAGATGAAGTCAATATTGCTGACTTCGGCGGCTGGGTAATTTCTGATGTGAATGATGCAGAAGGACAACAAGCATTAAGGTACGAAGAATTTATTTCTCCATTAATTAAAGCGGTACAAGAACTTACAGCAAGAGTAAAATCACTAGAAGAAAAGTAGGTTTGGGATGTCATACAAAAGCGTAGTCTTAAATGACCACCCAACATCATTTTATTTATTAGATGAAGTAATATCTGGCACCACAGTTTCATATGATGCCCTTAAAACACAATATGCTACATACGCTGATTTAAGAGATAATGGTGTTTCTTATGCCAATCTTGGAGGGTCGGTAGTATATGATTATTCTGGAAATAGTAATAACGGAGTATCATTTAACTCATCAAATGCAGTACTAATGCCACTAGTTCCTGGATCAATAGCTGGAACAAAAATGAATTCTGATACAAAGATTATATACGTATCACCAGGCATGGCAAATTCAGTATATAAGAATAACCCATTTTCAATAGACCTTTGGTTTAAACCACCACAAAATTCTACCAATGAAATACCTTTAGCATTTGATAATAGTAATTTAATTGGTTTAACATATAAAGATGGTAATGTTTTATTTTATTTAGGTTCATCCATTGCTATTGCAAAAATAGAAAAAACATCAGTATCATATATTTCTGCTGTATATAATGGCTCATCAATAATATTATATATTAATGGAATAAGTAAATCAACTAAATCTATTGCAGAGCCTTACCCATTTAGCAACTCAACAGTTTCATTTATGAGTGGTCCTTCTAATGAGTCTGAGCCATTTGTAATTGATTGTGTTGCATTTTATAGATATGTTTTATCTGAGGATAAAATAAAAAATCATTATACTGCTGGATCTTATGAATTAAATCATTTACAAATAGTAGAACCAGATGGTGGAGTTTTATTTACATTGAATCATTCAAAAATAATGCCAGTAAAACAATACTACTACCCATCTGCAATTAAATGGTCAGATCTAATTAATGGAGATGCAGTTCTATCTATAGACCAAGACTACATAACATTCCCTAAAACAGATGTTTCATACGCAGCATCTTTTGATTTTACACAAGAAATTATAGTTCCTTCTGGTATTGGAATTAATAGTTCACAGCTAAGCTACTCACCAGACATTGATAACATTTCTGTTCAAATTAGTCTTGATGGATTAACAAACTGGAAAGATTGTAAGAATAATAAATCTTTGCCTTATTTTACTAAAGATGATCTTACATCTAATGAACGTGCATACATTAAAGTAACCATGTCATCCGATGACACATCTTTTGATATTCCTAAAATAGAAACTTTATCAATAGATTTTTTCAATAATATAGATTACTATGCTGATAATTCTGGAGATAGAATTTACTCAGATAAAGACTATGATCTTTCTAGATATAATGAAAGAATACTTTCATATAATAATAATAATGGTCTTTCAATGCATAATGGTGGCGGGTTTAATATTGAAGCCTCTACTTCATCAAAAACAATAGAGATGATATATACCCCTGGAGCAGGCAAAAATGTATTATTTTCAAATGGATCTAAAATATTTGAGTGGTCCAGCAATGGAACAATTAATTCAAATGGAATATCTAATATATACGTAAATGGTAAAAATGTAACATTACAGACAAATTGCTCAAATTATTTTACAGTAGGCTTTCCACATCACGTAGTTCTAACCTTGCCAAGCCCAACATCAGGCCTAATTAAAATTAATCAAAATGTGGCTGGCACATCTTATGGAGACGGTTCTAAATACAACAACATTGCTGTGTACCCTAATGAGCTAACAGAATCTCAAATAATTAACCATTATAATTATTATATTGGCAATTGGTCAAACTTGCTTGGCTCAGAAGCCCTCTCGATAGCAGAATCGACATCTGGGAATGACTCATTAGCCTACTCGATTTATTCTATTGAATTAGCTGGTTCAAATATAACCATTTAGTGTAATTGTTGGTACAAAATCTGGACTTTGGCACTAGATAATGGTATGATTATGGTCTATGGATATCTTAAAGAAAAATACTAAGATTGTCGAAGAGACAACCCTAGGCATATATGTTTGGGCGATGCCAGACGGCAGATGGATTGGAGACGACGATGGGAATTTTCTTTCGATCACGTCAATCAAAGGCAATAGATCCAGAATCGATGCTTTGGCTAGAGAAGTTCGCTCATATGGTATTTATGAGGGCGAACCCAAATTTTTATCTGGGCGCAGAAAGATTAATGACGAAGAGCTTGCAGAACAAGAACAACGACTTAAATGGGGACTCCCACCAGACCCATACGATATCGGAGTCTATAAAGACTCTGTACTAAGAGGCGGTAAAGTACAATGACACGCAACATAGAATTTTTAGAAGATGATAATTCATCAAATACAATAGATATTTCAAATACATCTGACTGGTTTCATTTTCAAAAAGCAGAAGAGTCAGAAGATCCATTTAAAATAGGCTTAGAAGAAATAAAAAAGCTTAGGGGTCTTGGCACAAACTTTAAACGTAAAATTAATCGTGATTTTTCTAAAGCATTTGTTGGAACAACTGGAGTGGGAACTCAACAGAATCTTTTACAGCAAGCAATTAGTGGATATGCATTATTTGATCTTGTAGAACCAACATATAACTTAGAATATCTTTCAAAAATTTATGAAGTTTCAACGTATAATTATGCAGCTATTAACGCAAAGGTTTCTAATATTGTTGGGCTTGGCTATATTTTTACGGAAACATCAAAAGCAAAAGACGCTATGGATGCAATTACAGATGACAAGCAGTTAGATAGAGCTCGTGCAAAAATTGATAGAATTAAAACTCAGCTTGATAAGTGGTTGGATGACTGTAATGAAGAAGAGTCTTTCACAGAAACCCTTATAAAGGCCTACACAGACCTTGAGGCGACTGGAAATGGCTATATAGAGATAGGACGTACAACTGCTGGAGATATAGGCTATATCGGCCACATACCAGCTAAAACAATGCGTGTGCGTAGACTTCGTGACGGATTTATTCAATTACTTTATGGCAAGGCTGTCTTCTTTAGAAACTTTGGAGATTTAGAAACTCCAAGCCCAATTGCAGGTCAAGAAGATCGACCAAATGAAATTATTCACTTAAAGAAATATACTCCAATGAATAATTACTACGGCGTACCTGATATTATTGCTGCACAGCAAGCTTTGGCTGGAAATGAATTTGCTGGAAGATATAACCTTGACTACTTTGAAAACAAAGCGGTTCCAAGATATATTATTACAGTAAAGGGTGCCAAGCTTTCCCCAGAGTCAGAAAGAAAATTGCTTGAGTTTTTCCAAGTTGGGCTAAAAGGCAAAAATCATAGATCACTCTATATCCCTCTGCCAGCGGACACTCCAGATTCAAAAACTGAATTTAAAATGGAACCAATTGAGGCAGGAGAACAAGAGTCTTCATTTAATATTTATCGTAAATCTAATAGAGACGAAATCCTATTGGCCCATCGTGTGCCCATTAGCAAGATCGGAATCCCAGAAGGAATTAACCTGGCAGCAGCAAGAGATGCAGATAAAACCTTTAAAGAGCAAGTTTGCCGTCCATCACAAGATAGACTTGAAAAAAAATTAAATTATTTAATTGCAGAAAAAACAGATGTTGTTCAATTAAAATTTAATGAATTAAGTCTTACTGATGAGGAGACCCAAAGCCGTATTGATGAAATTTATTTGAGAATGCAGGTCATTACCCCTAACGAAGTCCGTATTAGAAAGAATATGACAACAGTCGAGGGCGGGGATGAGATGGTAGATCTAAAGCCTCAGCAGGTAGCCGATCAAAAAGCAAAGTCAACTGGTAATAAAAAAAGAGACCAGCAAAGATCAGCAAATGCCCCAGATAAAAGTGGAGAAGCTAGAAATCCCAAAGGCGATGGTCCAAAAGTCAAATAAGTTTAATCAACTGTTATTTGCGTTATAGTAGATAAACCATTAAAATTAAGCATATGAACATTGAAAAAGGCCATTGGTCTAGTAATGGCGACAACTTACATTTGTCGATTCCATTTACTAAGGTCAACAGAGAAAAGAGAACTGTATCTGGTTTTGCAACATTAGATAATGTTGACCAGACAGGAGATGTTGTCACAGCAGAAGCAAGCATAAAAGCTTTTGAAAATTTTAGAGGAAATCTCCGTGAGATGCATCAGTCAATTGCAGTTGGTAAAGTTGTTTCGTTTAAACCAGAAACATATTATGACCAGAAGTCTCAAACTTTTTATAATGGAGTTTATGTAACGTCATACATTTCAAAGGGTGCACAAGATACTTGGGAAAAGGTTCTTGATGGAACTCTTTCTGGTTTTTCAATTGGCGGCAAAATTAAAGAATCAGATAATGAAGTAAATAAAGCAACAGGAGAAGCAGTAAGATTTATTAAAGATTACGATCTTGTTGAACTTTCAATTGTTGATTCACCAGCAAATGAATTATGTAATATTTTTTCAATTGAAAAAGTTGGCGGCAAAATGGTTTACAAAGGCCTTGCTACAAATGTTATAACAGAAAATATTTTTTATTGCGAAGACAGCGACTCAGTGTTTATGTCTAAAGAAAAAACTTTTGATTCACCGATATCTGGAAAACCAGCTGTGCTAATAGGTTGGGTAGAAAGTTTAGATATTAATAAGTCAAAAGAAATAGATAAGATTCTTGCTTCATTTAAGAAGTCAAGATTACCGTTGCCTGAAACACAATTAGCAAAACAGGCAAACGTAGAAGGAGGTAATAAAATGTCACATCATGATGAGAATGTTGCAGATGCTCCAGTAGCAGATGCAGTTGAAATCGTAGAAACACCTGTTGCAGAAGCTGTAGAAGCTCCAGTTGCAGATGAATCAAACGTAAATCTTTTTGACAAATCATTAGAGACTGCAGTCGATGCGGTTGAAGATACCTCTGCCGACAACGTTGAAAAAGCAGCCGATACAGTAGAAGTTATGGTTGATGAACCTGATTTTGCAAAGATGTTAG